GTCCAATCAACATAATTGTCTGTAGTTTGTATTTCTAAACTTGGATTGAACAACATCATAACTTGTTCTAAAATTTGTAATTTTTGTTCTGTGTTTGTAGACCATATATCACAACTTACTCCTAATGTATAAGGTGTAGGCATTAAACGTTCTACTGTATAATTTTGTCCTTGTGTATTTAGGTATTCTTTTCCTGCTTCATCATATTGTCTTTCTCTTACATGAATTTTACTAATATAAGTAGCATCTGCTAATCTATCTCTAGCCATTTCTAAATTAGTAATGTATATTGCCATTCTTGGAGCTGATGGAATTTTATTTTCTGAATTATCTCTAATAATATGAGCAACTTGTCTAGTCATATCACCGTACATAACAGGTATTTGTCTTAAAACACCATCGCCATCTTTATAGCTAAAATTACTCATTAGTCTAATAATTTGAGTTATGTATCGTCTAATTTGTCCGTCGTAAAAAAATTGCATTATTTCTTCTCTGTTTTTTCTAGTTTAGATGGATAATTTTTTTTCACTGGCTCATAAAAAGTTCTAACTTTACCCATCCAATTTCGAGTAACTTTTTTAAGTCCTACTGCTTTTTCTGTACCAGGTATAGGTATTCCAAAAAATTCTTTAATTCTCATTAACCATCCGCCTTAGGTTTAAGTGCTTTAGATAAACTTTGTCTTTCAGTTACATCTTTTCCACCTATTGTATTAGTTGCTGTATTATTAACAAAACCAGTTTTCATAGTATTTCTTGTATCTGTATTTGTTAATGTCATACGTAATGAATCTTCCATTTTAACCCATCTAGCACCATCAAATCTAAATAATCTATTTGGTAAAAAGTCTGTTCTTAAATAATAGTCACCATTAATAGATCCTAATGGGAAAGTAATTCCATGACCAAACACTTCTCCGTTAGGTGCAAGTCCATCACCTATTAAGTATCCATCATATCCTTCTCTTTCAGGTGTTTGTTGTACTCTATCTGCTAATTCATTTTGTGTACTAGCATCTAGTGTATTTGTATCTGTTGTAACAAGTTCTGTTCTTCCTTGTTTATCTACTTGTAATGTATATAAATGGCTAGTTTCGTATCCGCTTTTTTTAGTATCTGCTTCTGCTTGAGCAACAACGGCAGTATTAATTTGCATTTCTGCTTCATAAGTGGATAATACATCTCTTAATGTTTGACTAGATCCTTCTTCTGCAGGTAAATCTAGTATACCTTTAAATTCTTGACTGTCTACTATTTGTTTTAATTTTACTCTATATAAATGAGGATACCACGATACACTAAATCCTTCTGCCGCCCTACTTATATCTTCTACTACATAGTATCTTTTTAACGCTAAATTAAAATCATTAAGAGCGTGTTCATCTTTAAGATGTGGTAATTCGAATACATCTCCTGGCATGACTTTTCTACCTAAAGTTTCTACAGATGTAGATATAGGAATAGTCATAAACAACGTATCATTTTGTAAAAATAATCCAAATTGACTCATATCAAAGTCAATATCTTGTACGTTGTAAATGCCTCTTAATTGATAAATGCTAGAATCATATTTTCTATCCCTATTTTCAAGGAATAACATATCTTGAATATTTGTTTCTTTAACAGCATCATACCTTGGTTGGCTAGATGTTGCGTCTGCTTCTTCAGGATTCTTAGGACCAAGGTATTTGTGTACAAATACGTCAGTACCTCCCACGGTAAACATCTCATTAACCGTCCTATCTAGAAACGCATAGTCATGACCCTTCTCTGGTTTATATAGACTTATTCTTGGCATATGTTATATTTATTCATAGGCAGGTACTTGATAAATATCTATAGAGAAGTATTATATGGCAGATTTAGCTACACAAAAACAGGAAATCTTTGACTACGTATACAATATGCTAGGTGGTGGCATGGTAGAAGTAGAGCTAGATCCACCACATTATGAAACAGCTTTACAAGATTCTCTTGATAGATTTAGACAAAGATCCGACAATTCAGTAGAAGAAAGCTATATGTTTCTCCCTACTGTAATAGACCAAAACGCATATACTTTAGGGCAAGAAGTAATAGAAGTTAAAAAGATATACAGACGATCAATTGGTTCTAGAACAGGCGGTGGAGACGGTGGTACATTATTTGAACCATTTAATTTAGCATATACAAATACCTACTTACTAGCAAGTACAAATATGGGTGGGTTATCAACTTATAACTTGTTTACACAATATCAAGAACTTGTAGGAAGAATGTTTGGTAGCTTTATTGAATTTAAATGGAATACTACTACTAAAGAATTAACATTACTACAAAGACCTAGAGCAGAAGAAGAAATTCTATTATATTGCTACAATTATAGACCAGCTACAGAATTATTAAGAGATTATCTTGCTAAAGAATGGCTTAAAAGATATACTCTAGCATTATGCAAAATGGCGCTAGGACAAGCAAGATCTAAATTTACCACAATTGCAGGCCCACAAGGTGGAGCCGCTTTAAATGGTACGGCACTAATCGCAGAAGGACAATCCGAAATAGAAAAACTTGACGAAGAACTTAAATTACAAGTTGCTGGCGGTCAAGGATATCACTTCACAATTGGTTAATAAAAACATTTGACATTAGTACTATTATCCGTTATAGTATTAAAATGATCATCGGTATTTGTGGATTAATGGGTAGTGGTAAAGATACAATAGCTAACCATCTTATTCAAAAACATCAATTTAAAAAAATTTCATTCGCAGATAAATTAAAAGAATCTGTTGCTACAATGTTTGATTGGGATAGAACTATGCTTGACGGTCAAACAGATGAAAGTAGACAATGGCGAGAAAAACCAGATGAATATTGGTCTAAAGAAGTAGGTCAATCTATTACTCCAAGATTTGTATTACAAAAATTTGGTACAGAATGTATGCGTGATAATTTTTATGACGGTATATGGGTTAGTATGACTAAAAAGAAAATTTTAGATAATCCTAATACTAACTGGGTTGTTCCTGATGTTAGATTTGAAAATGAAGTTAAAATGATTAAAAGTATTAGTGGTCAAGTATGGTGGGTAAAAAGAGGTGAATTACCTACATGGTTTAGAGTTTATCAAGACATAGGTGTTGAACCTAAAGACGTACATCCTAGTGAATGGTCTTGGGCAAAAGCTAATTTTGATAAAATTTTAGACAATGATTCTACTGTAGATAATCTTAGAAATCAGGTACAAGATCACCTTGTTTCCATTTAAATCCATGTTTGTGTAAAGTTCTTTGACAGTTAGCACATACCGTTTTAAGGTTTTTAAAATTACAATTAGTTAAATGTCCGTCTATATGATAGACGTTAAACTGCTCTGATAGATCACTTTTATATCCACATTTATCGCATTTTGCTTTCATACGATATCCTGCATTAAACCATTTAGGCATTCCATGACTTGTTCCGCCATACCTAATACAAGCCTCACATTTTTTTCTATAAAACGTTATATCCTTTTTATGATAGTTAATTGCACAAGGATTCTTACGACAATGGTTACATAAAGGTCTCATATAACGTATTTACCTGCCCTTTTCAGACCCTTTTGTAGACTTAATTATAGCTTACATTTCTTTGATATAGTATAAATAACGTTAACAAAGGAATTATAAGCAGGAGATTATAAAATGGCATTAGTTTCACCAGGAGTACAAGTAAGCGTAATAGACGAAAGTTTCTATACACCGGCCGAACCAGGCACGGTGCCAATGATATTTGTGGCAACAGCACAAGATAAAACATCAAGTTCAGGTACAGGTACAGCACAAGGTACATTAGCCGCAAACAGTGGTACAGTTTATCTTATGACATCACAAAGAGAATTAGCTGAAACATTTGGTGATCCAATTTTCAAAAAAGATGCAAATAATAATCCTATACACGCAGGTGAACTTAACGAATACGGTTTACAAGCGGCTTACTCATACTTAGGTGTAGCCAATAGAGCATATGTAACAAGAGCGGCAATTAATACAGCTGAACTAGAAGCAAGTGCTACAACGGCAACTGCAAATCCTGAATCAGGAACTTACTGGATGGATACTGCAACTACAAAATATGGTATATTTACTTGGAATAGTAATGCATCATCTACTACAGGTGGTCAAACATTTACAAACATTATTCCAACAGTATTAACTGATACTACACATCTTTCAGGTGGAGCAGGTTCAATTCCTAAAACTTCATTTGGTGCACAAGGTGATTATGTAGTTAATGCTACAACTACGTACAATGATTTTTACTTCAAAGACTATGATAATTCTTGGGTTAATATAGGATCAGCGGCTTGGAAAAAAGCCAATGCTACAGTAACAAGTACAATAGCAAATCCAACAGTTACAAATAGTAAAACAATGCTTATTAACAATACTCCAGTAACATCAGGTGGTACAGATGTTGCGGCAGTTGTTACGGCAATTACTGGTAATGTTACAGGAATTACTGCTAGAGCAGTAGCAGGTAAATTAGAAATTTACAGTGACGG